ATCATCAAAATAGATTTGCAATTGCCATGTTGCCCAGACAAACTGGCAAAACCACATGTGCCGCGGCATATCTTGTGTGGTATGCTATGTTTGTGCCAGACTCGCAGATATTAATTGCCGCACACAAGTTTACAGGTGCACAAGACATCATGAACAGAGTGAGATACACCTATGAAGCACTACCAGACTTCCTCAGAGCAGGGGCTTATTCATACAATAGAAACACACTTGAATTTGACAATGGTTCTAGGATTAAAGCAACCACCACAACAGAGAACACTGGTAGAGGTATGTCACTTTCTGTCATATACTGTGATGAGTTTGCATTTGTGCAACCACCCAGCAAAGCATCTGAGTTTTGGACATCGCTGGCACCCACATTGGCCACAGGAGGTAAATGCATCATCACATCCACACCAAACTCAGATGAAGACCAATTTGCACTGATATGGAAAGAAGCCAACAAACGCACAGATGAATATGGCAACGAAATGCCTGTGGGTAAAAATGGATTTGCCGCTTTCAAAGCATCATGGCGGGAGCATCCTGAACGCACAGAAAAATGGGCCAAAGAAGAACGTGCAAGAATAGGCGAAGAAAGATTCAGACGTGAACATGACTGCGAATTTTTGATTTACGACGAAACTTTGATCAAGCCAACAAAACTTATAGATCTTGAAGGCATAGATCCTGTTGAAAGACACGGCCATGTGCGATGGTACAAACGTGCTGAAAAAGGCAAAGCATACATTGTTTGCATGGACCCTTCACTAGGCACAGGTGGCGACTATGGTGCTATTCAAGTGTTTGAACTGCCAACCATGACACAGGTTGCTGAATGGCAACACAATGCCACACCCATACAAGGGCAAGTGAGAATCATGAAGCAGATAATAGAACAGTTGGCAGAAGACTTGCAAACCAAAGGTATACAACAACCAGAAATATACTATTCAATTGAAAACAACACCATAGGCGAAGCAGGGTTGGTTGCTATTGCTGACATTGGTGAAGAAAACATTCCAGGACAGTTTCTGTCAGAAACAATCAAAAAAGGCCATGTACGCAGATTTAGAAAAGGCTACAACACCACACACAATTCTAAAATGAGTGCTTGTGCAAAATTTAAACAAATGGTTGAAAATGATTCCATGGTGATCAAATCAAAAAATCTTGTGTCAGAACTAAAAAACTTTGTTGCATCTGGCAACAGTTTCAAGGCTAAACCAGGAGAACACGATGATCTAGTGATGTCAACACTGCTAGCAGTGAGAATGGCCAGCACTATTTCAGCATGGGACCAAAAACTGTTTGAAAGACTACGTGACTCAGAGGAAGAACTGATCTTGCCTATGCCAATTATCATGTCATAAATACACTGATGGATCTAAATTTAGTTGCACAAGACTTGTTTGATGAACTCAAATCAAGGTATTCACATCTTACACTAGGTGATGATCAAGCAATGACCACCACAGATCCACAATTAGCAAGATTTTTTAAGTTTGATTGGAACAACAATGCAGTTTCTGTTGCAATAGATGAGGATAATCTTAGATTGGTGTACAACAAAGACCTAGCAGATTCATTGGAAGAAGAAGATCAACAGTCATGGTACGATTTTGCACGCACCATGCGTGAGTTTGCTGTGACACACAACCTTGGTTTTAAACCACAAGACATAGAAAAAATTGACTTAGAACAGGGGGATTTTGAATTCCTTTCTCAAGTAAATACAGTACAGGAAAGCAAAATGCACGGCACATCAAAATCATCTTACAACACTTTAGACAAAACCAAAATGATCATACGTCACTCCAAAGCAGTGGACGAATCAATTCCTGGTGCAAGATCAAGAAACATTGACTGCATCTTTATTGAAAATGCACAGGGCGAACGTTTTCGTTTTCCATTCAACTATCTACACGGTGCAAGAGCCATGCAGATGCATGTGGCCAAAGGCGGCAATCCTTATGATGGCATTGGCGAATCAATTGTAGAACAAGTGGCCAACATTGCAAAGTTAAGAAAATTTACACAGTATGCCAACAAAATGAACATGGTTGACGAAAATACAGAACCATATCTCACAGGCGCAAACCAAAGAATCAAAGAAACCAAAAAACTTTTATCAAAACTACAGAATCAAAGCACATACGAATCCGCATTGGAAGATCTTAATGCCAGCACTACTCTAGAAGAAGATGAAGTGCAACACATGGTTAAATTGTTCACCAAAGAGGTTTTTGACGAAGAACTTGTTGATGCATTCAAACTATTGCCTATAGTGGAATTTGATGACGAAGAAGGCAAAGACAGACGTGACGTCATGACTCAAGCATCCACAGCATCAAGGTATGCTCAGTATGTGGACAACTGGCTAGCAGATCCTAAATCCATGCTGATCCTCAAAAAAGATGATTCATATGATGCACTGCAAAACAATTTGAGATCACAGCAAAAAGAGACTGACATGAAATTGATGACTATATTAAGAGACATTGCCACAAGATTTTTATCTTCAGATCAAGAAGATGATGCACTGGTTAACTTTGCATCAGACATGGAAGCACAGATTTCGCAATCACAAGAATTGTTTGCAAAGCCTGATCCAGAAACAAAACGTCTAAAAGGCACTGCTATTAAGTTGGCCAACAAATATTTGCAGGACATGAAAAAAATTAAGCAAGACGATGCATACAAAGATCAAGTTAGAAAATCACCAGAAGACATCAAAGCATTTAAAAACATCAAAGGCCAAGAAATAGACAAAGGCAAATTGGCCAAACAATACAAAAGAAAATACAAAGATGAATCAGAACAATTTGAAGCATGGGCTACAGCACAAACTGAAATGCTGGAAAGCACACTGGATGAAGACAACATTGAACCATCAGAATATCAAGATGCTTTTGTAAAACCACAAAAAACTTCTGAAATCAACACAATAATCAACTCTCACAAAAAACTGGCAGACGTATAATGAATCTAAACGAACTATTTGAATTTATGGATCGTGAGCCTGTTTCAAATAGTCCAGCTGCCGACAAACTTGCACAAAAAGCCTCATCATATGGCAAAGACGACATGGACTACAATGATATCATGCAAGCCGCAGAACTGTTGCGAGCAGGCAAATTAAAAACACTTGGCAAATTTGTCAACGATCTAGACACTGATCCAAGAGAATTAATTATGTCAACAATCAGCGATGTTGAACCAGATACGTTTAAAAAAATGTATGGCGACCAAACAGGCTATATGAGCCTGATGAAACCAAATTAAAATAATTCTTGACAGAATAAACAAGTTTGTGTATTATACACACTACAGTGATACACACTAGGCAAACAAAAGGAGGCTTACATTATGGCAACACTGGCAGAAATAAGAGCTAAATTGCAGGCTCAAACATCAAAACCTTCAGGTGAAGGCGGCGGTGACAATGCAATATACCCACACTGGAACATTCCAGAAAATTCAGAAGCAGTGCTAAGGTTTTTACCAGACGGTGACACCAACAACACATTCTTTTGGACAGAACGAGCAATGATCAAACTACCGTTCAACTCAGTCAAAGGAGATGCAACATCAGGTCCTGTACAGGTACAGGTACCATGCATGGAAATGTATGGAGATGCATGTCCAATACTTGCAGAAGTAAGACAGTGGTTCAAAGATAAATCTTTGGAAGATCTAGGCAGAAAGTACTGGAAGAAACGTTCATACATATTTCAAGGTTTTGTGACAACATCTCCACTGCAAGAAGATGCAACTCCAGACAATCCAATCAGACGCTTTATTATTGGTCCACAGATTTTCAATATCATAAAGTCTGCACTGATGGATCCTGAGATGGAAGACCTGCCAACTGACTACACCAGAGGTGTTGATTTTAGAATCAACAAGACCACAAAAGGTGGTTATGCTGATTACTCAACATCAAAATGGTCAAGAAAAACAACTCCGCTGACAGAAGAACAGAACACAGCAATCAGTACCAATGGTCTGCACAACTTAGGCGACTTCTTACCCAAGAAACCAACTGAAGTTGAGATCAAAGTGATGGAAGAAATGTTCCGTGCATCAGTGGATGGTTAGCCATATG